GTAGTCCTAAAGGAGTCGGAGGCAGTGCGGGAGGCTTCGGTTAACTTTAAAAGATCTTTGAAGTTCATCTATCTTTATTTATCACTATTAAAATCCCCTTTATTACTGAAAGGATTGTAAAGTATTAAATTTTTATGGCTTTTAGCTCTACCATTGCTAACTCGGTACAGAGCCTTTGAACTTAAATTATTGTTTTTAGCAAATTCTCTAACATTGTCTACAACAATTAGCTGTTTTGTGGTCATATCCTGGAATACAACCTGCTTAGTTATTGCTATCTTTTGTGGTGGGGCTTTTTTAACTTTAAAGTGGGCACCCTCAGTGGCTTTAGTCGCACGTACTTCTACTGCTGTCCAACCTTTATAGGTTTTACGAGTTCCATTTAACATCTCACATATCTTTCCAGATGTCATACCCTGCGCTTTAGCAAATTCTGCCATATTGCTAAAGAATGTTTTTTCACCAGTATCGGCTCTCTTTAACCAATATCCATTCTTTTCATCTTCTGGTGGAATCCATTGCCATGCTCTACCATTTTGTTTAAAAAACCCACCATGTTCTTGGGTAAATGCAGTTCTCTGGTGTAAAGCTCTGGAATTATCATTCATTTTAATCCAAAGTTTACTCCCACGAGTATTAACTATTTGTTCTAACGTTTTTATTTCATGATATTCCATGATTATTCCTATAACTAACTATTACATTTTTTAATTTCTTGACGTATTTAATAGGTTTATTTTGAAATACCTGTGTTAAACCATCTTCGCATGAAATAAGAATTGCAAAGTTTTCCACAATGATTCCAGTTCTTTCCTGAAACATTAAAGCGTATGCTGTTGCTTGTGTAAAATAGCTTTCAACGTCTTGTTTTCTTTTTTCTTTACTGCTGGCTTTAAAATCTATAATTGAAAGTTTACCATCGTATTCAGCAATACAATCTGTTCTTCCAGCAAGACCTAGAGTCTTAGACCATAAAGGTGTTTCAATAGCAACAATATTTTGTATTTTATCAAGCTCTGGTTTTATTTGATTAAAAAGAACTTTAAAATTTGGAATCATATTATCAAAGTCAAGTGTTTCGTTATTTAAATAATTTTCAATTAAACTGTGTAATTTAGTTCCTCTAGCCAAAACTCTTCTGCTTTCTTCTGGATTTTTTCTTCTCCATTCAGCAAAAAAGTTTTGTTTATCCCAGCCTACAACCGAAGTAACACTTGGAAAAATGCCACCAGGAGTTTCATAAAAGCGTTTACCATCAATGGTAACTTCTTTTAATTTATTGTCAATTTCTATTGGTTTATGTAAAAAGTTATTCATGAATACACATTCTTATAAGTATAACACACATTATGTAAATTACAAATTTTATTATCTAAGTCTAATAGTACGGGCTGTTTGATATAAATTTTGAAGCATGGCACTAATATCACCACCCTTCATTCTTTTTTGCTCATCATCATCATAACTTCCGCGACCGGCATTATCATTTGACCCCAATGGTAAACCCGGTAAAGCTGGTGGTACTGGTCGACTTGGTTCACCTGGAGATGTTATTTTTTTAGGTGGAGGTAGCAATCCATCTCCTCCAGGAGTCTTAGTTGTTTCAAAACCTGTTTTTTTAACTTGTTGAACTTGTTGTTGTTGAATCTGTTGCTGTTGAACTTGTTGTTGTTGAACCTGTTGCTGTTGAACTTGTTGTTGTTGAACCTGTTGCTGTTGAACCTGTTGTTGTTGTACTGCTGGTACTTTAGCTGGAACTTGTTCTGGTGCTTGATTATTAATAACTGGAATAGTTTTATTTAAATTAATATTAGGAAAGCTTTGATTTACATTTATTTTATTTTGAACTATTTTTGGAGCATTTACTGGAACTGAAGCTGAAACTTGCTTTCCTACACCCACATTTGAACTAACACTTGGTTGAGCTGTGTTTGGAGCACTTGATCTTATTGAAGTACCCTGTGTTGGTGCTACTTGAGTTGTTCTAGTAGCTCTTGCCACCATATCAGCTTCAACGGCACTCATTCCAGTTGCAGCTGGTGAATCCAATAAACCTGTAGCCATAATTGCTCCAGCACGAACTGGTCCAGATGCTGCTGCTTTGCCATAGGCTTTTGTTACTAAAGGAATAGCTGACTTTGCAGCCTTTATACCTAAGCCAGGAGCAGCAATAGCTAGTGGTGTAGTAGCTGAACCAAGTATATTACCAGCAAGTTCAGCAACCGGAGCTGCTTCTGTTCCTTTAATTACATTTTCAGCACCTTGCATTAATCTATTACGTGCAAGTAAAGTCGTACCACCAGCAATACCTGCTTGTGTTCCTAGACCAACCAATCCAATAGATTTTTTACCAACACCCATTGAACGTAATGCAGCTGTACCAAGACTTTTTGCAAGTCCAGCACCAGCAAATAAAGCTAAATCAGCTTTAACATTTTGGGGATTATCCATATGCTTTTCATAATATTCACCAACGTTATCAATAAAATCACCTTGACGAATTCCTTCCCATGCAGGAGCAACAAATTTTTCATTTTTATTATCTTTTTTGCCACCAAATAAATCAGTTGCTGTTTTAGCTATCCACCCGGATTGATATCCTTGAACTCCACGTCCTGGAGCTTTTTGTGCTTCAAGTCTTCCGCTTGATTTATCTAAGATTAAAGGATTAGTAACATCACCTGTAATATTTGAATATTCATCTCTTGTTAATAAAGAAACAGAGTTTGGATCTTGATCTAAAACTGTAAGATATGCTTTATCTACATCTGATTTAGATATATTAGCTTGCTTACCCGTTATTGATGAAGATAATTTAGCATTTGCTTCAGCTTCTTTTTGTACTTTAGCATCAAATTCTTTTCTTAATTTTGCATAAGATCCGGAAGCCAATTTAGATACTGGAGACTTTTCATCTTCATTCAAAATATTTTGTTGATATCTTTGTTCTAAAAGATATTTTACAATGGGATGTAGATTATGCATTATTATTGTCCTCTAAGACGTTTAAGTTGATCTTCAATATCTTTTGGACTTCCTGGAGCAATCGAAGGTTTAGAAGTACCTGATGACATAATGTCTGACAACAATGATGTTCCATATTCAGCTGGTTGTACTGGACCAGCTACATCTGCATCACCAGCTTTTCCGGGTACTGCTCTTTGTTGCCGTTTTTCTTGTTCTCTTTTTCTAGCCTGTGTAGCTTGAGCATCTAAATTTCTTTGATTTTGTTCTCTTGCTCTTACATCAGCTCTACCAGCAGCGAGGTTAGCATTATCACCACCAGTTGGAGTTGGTAAGAATGGTTCTGGGGCTGCTCTTTGCTCAGTACCACCTAACATAAATGGTACCTTTGGTGTTGGTGGACCCATTTTACCAGGTTCAATATATCCTCTAGATGGGATTCTAGTACTATTCTTTGCTAAAGATGCTGTGAGTGCAGCAGATTTATCTGCACTAGCTTGTAATCTTCCTTGATTCTCTAAAGAACCTTGTTGTACTTTTTCTTTATTAATTTGAGCCATTACCTGTGGCATTACAGAAGCTTTATCTTTAGCAATCTCTTGTGCTCGTATTTCTGGATTATTTTGGAAATCGCTTAGTGCTTGAGCAGACCTATCCATTGTACGTGTGAGTCTACCACCTTCAGCTACTCGTGCATCACTAGCGTTTCTTTGCATGTTTATCATGCTATCTGTTGACCCAGCAAGATCTCTAGCTTCAGCTGAACTATATCTTCCACCCATAGCTCCAGCTTGTCTGATTACCAAAGAACTGTCTTCTTTATTAGTAGCATCATAATCTCTACCAGTATTTGACTTAAATTCACCATAAGTCATATTGGTACCTTGAATCTTAACATTCTGCATTTTTTCTTTACGAGCAGCAGCTTGTTGTGCAGCATCTGCACGATTTTGTTGCTCTCTTTGTGTTACATCTCTTTGAGTAGCGTCTCTGGATGAAGCAAATGATGATTCAGTATCAGAATCAAAATAGGCTTTACTTCGAGTACGGGCAGCTGCTTCTTGTGCAGCTTGTTCTGGTGTTTTATTTGCACCAGCAAGAGCATCTATGTCATCTTGCATTTGATTACCGCTACCAGAAAGCTCTGAAGAAAGAACTGGTTTACCTTGCATACCTGCAACTTTACTTCTAACAGTTGTTTCTAACTCAGCATTGGGTTTTGATAAATCTCCACCTCTCATCATTATTTTGGCTAATGCTAATTCACCAGCATCTTTAGCACTTAATGTAGAAGGATCTTGAGCAGATGTTCTGGAAATAACATCTGCTATACGAGTTGCTTGCATTCTACCACGCTCAGAAGGATCAGTTGGACCCTGTTGTTTATAAGAATCAAGCTCTTTTACCTTATCTTCACGTTTTGTTTTTAATTCAGTTTGTTTTTTTAGATTTTCTTGATACTTTTCTTCATTTCTTGGATCACGATCTCTCCAAGATGGGCGTTCATCTTCTGGTCTACGTCTTGTAGAACCACCCGATGATGCACCGCCACCCAATGAGCCAAATGAAGGTGCTGGTGCTTCTGTCAAGTTAAATAAATTTGATGTAATGTTAGGAGACGATCCAACATTTCTTGGAGTTGCTTTTTGAATAGAACTTTCATTCAAAGCAATGAGTGGTAATACACTATTTCTTATATCATCTGAGATACGTGGTTGTACCAAGTCTTTGTCAACATAAAAAGGAGAATTCAATGACATAATTTTTGTAATGTCTTCCTTTAATGATGAGGCTCGTTTAACAGAATTGATGTCTGGATTCTTTGTTTTGGTTAAAAAATCCTTGACTTCCCAATAAAATAGTCTATCTTGTTTATTATCCATGGCTATGAAATATTTAGATTTCTATAAATACTTAAAAGGTATGAATAAACAGGTTCTCTTGTTAAACCAAGATAGTACACCCCTTAATATCATTACCATTAGTAAAGCCTTTAAATTAATCAGCCGAGACAAAGTTTGGGGCGATGCCTCAGATGAATTTATTGAAGTAGTTTCTGTATCTAAGACTATCAAAATTCCCAAAATTTTAATTTTAAAGTATTATGTAAAATTGCCTTATAAAAAAGCATCGGCTTCTCGGCAAAATATTTTAAAAAGAGATCTGTATTGCTGCCAATATTGTGGAAAAGAGATGAATAACAAAGATGCTACTATTGACCACATTATACCTACATCTAAAGGTGGAGCATCTTCTTGGGTGAATATGGTAGCATCGTGTAGAGCATGTAATTTGTTTAAAGGAAGTAAAACCCCAAAAGAAGCACAAATGGTTTTAAAAAATAAACCAAAAGAACCTTCCTATGGATTCTTGTTTGAATCTATGCTAATTACCTTTAGAAAGAAAAAATAATGCCCAATTATGCTTTTAAGTGTGAAAATTGTGATCATGGATTTGATGAAATATTAAATTTATCAGATAGAGATATTCCATTGACAAAACCATGTCCAGAATGCAAAAAGAAAAAGGTTTTTAGAAATTGGGGTGAAAGCAAGCCAATCTTAATGGCAGATGCTACACTTACTCCAACAAAAGCCATGGGTAGTCAATTTAAAGAAGTAATTGATAAGATTAAATCTAATGGTCATGTTCCAAAAAGATACCATGAAAAATTGGATAACAGCCTACACACAAATGCAGGTAGAAGACTACGTTAAGTTTTAGATTCTATCAAAGCCTTTAAAACATAGTAACTGTCAATAACATCTGTAACAGGATTACTTAAAGTTTTTTGACCAAACACTGATTTCAAATCAGTGTTTGTTTCTTTACTGAAGGTCTCATACATTACCTGTTTATCAGCGTTACCTTTGCCTGTGGCGCATTTCTTGACCTTAGACGGCTCTACGATGGTTACGGGAATGGCGTGCTTGTAGAGCTTGTATTTAAGAAGACCCATGTTCTCAGCTAAATTAAATACTCTACCTTTAGCACCGTATGCATAACCTTCCATACCAACATCAGCTGCACCAATACAAAGATTGGTTGCCCATTCTGATATGGTGTCGAATCGATCTACGTCTTGTACATATTCCTGAAATGATTCACCAGTAATATTTGGTGCAATCTTATCAGCATATTTTTTAATATTGGTGAGATAATAGAAAAAACAATTATCAAACTTAAAGGTCTTGCGTTCATCAAATAAACATAAGCAAGGGCAAGTTATTGAATAATCGATTCCTATTAACATAGTGTACATGGATATTTATTCCGAAAACCAAGGCCAGTCACAGACTTCTTGTTTCATAATAGTATCTATCCATGGATAATAATAATCAATTTTTGCAGCACCATTATCCACAACAGATTGTGTTTCTGGATCAATACTCATAAAATCAATTATACCTGCCAATTTACCATTATCTTCGAATACTCCACCACCTGAATCACCAAAGTATATTGAACCTTTGTTTGCAAGCATTCTTATAATTTGACCATTGTCTTCCATAAGACTTCCATAATAAGTCATCACACCCTTTTCACTTACTTTTTTATAACCCAAACTCCACCCAACAGTGATTAGGGATTCTCCTGGAATTAATTCAAAAGTTGTTTTTATAAGATTTGTTGGGGGTTCAACACAATCTTCCTCAAGAATACAAATAACAATATCATTTATTAGCATTCCAGTAAAATATGGTTCTCTCGTAATTATTTTTATAATTCTTATTATTTGACCATTATGTGTCCAGAAATAACAAGGAAAATTATTAGGATCACTAAAGCAATGTCTTGCACTGAGTATTGCTCTTGGGTGAATTAAAACTGCCGAACCGATTATATCAACATTTGGTGTAACTAATGCTCCTACACAGGAGTAGCGGTCATCCTCGTCATGTTCGATGGAATCGTACTTCGATGAATCCAAAAGAAATGAGGGGACTCCCGCTACTTCCTGCGTTTTGTTCTGTTCCGGTTCTTCGAATTTTTGGAGGCAGGATATGCTATTGCAAGCATTGCTTGTCGCCAGACACAGTGCGAGGATTATAGCCCTCATACTCATGGCATTAATATTTATAATAAAAAATCCCCTTACGGGGATTAATTATTACAGATTTGAAACTCCTCGGGCTGGACTCGAACCAGCGACATGAAAGTTAACAGCTTTCCGCTACTACCAACTGAGCTACCGAAGAACGTGATTTACACTATTTGACATCCACCTGCAGTACAAGCAAATTCTTTACCAACTTCTGTATTATCTTCTGACTCATACTTCATGAGATCATTGAAGTTAACCTTGACCTTTGGATGTGCTGCATATGTTGCAGAATCAATTTGCTCGAACGGTGCCTGAGCATATGTATGATTATCACTTCCAGGAAGGAATGCAATACCTGTTGCCATATCAAAGTTCTCCCACAACCAATTACCAACTTCAAGGAATTCACTATCCTTATAGTTGACGGTAATGGAAGGCTTGTGATGACAGTAATGTTCTTGATATGTTTTCCACAGATCAAGATGATCAAGTGCACGAAGATCTTCTGTAGTAACAGTACCACGAGGAGCCTTCATTGCAAAAGTAAATACGGCAGTAGAAGTTGGGTTTATCACATCATCCTCACACGGGACTCCTTGATCCTTCATCAAGTTATATAAAGGATCTTTCTTGTCCAGACGAATTCTGCGGTAATAATAATCCGCATAGCGTGGATGTAAACCCGAAGCTGAATCCACCAAGCAAGAAGTAGTGCCTTCTGGCTTGACGCAAGTGATTGACTTGCTAGGATTAATACCCAACTTCTCTGCCCATTTGAGATTTGTAGCCGTTGCATGGTCACGAAGATTCTCAAGAAGTCGAACTAGTTTTGGCTTACCTTCAAGACCACTGGTAAGTTTATTATCAAAAATTCCTGTCATGGAAACACCAAGCAATCTTTCCTCTTCACAGTTCTTCTTCCACTCAGGACGAAGATAAGGAAATTTCACAAAAGTAGACTGCACAGTCCCAATAATAGTGGCAATTTCAATCTTCTTCTTTAGGCTTGCTGCGGTGTCGTCTATACGAACTACCACTGTTGAAAGATTGCAAAATTCAAAAGGTCTTAGAATAATTTCTGCACATGGATTGGTACCATATTCACAGTTTTCATCTCGTCCCCACTTCGCTGCTTGCTCTTGTAGAGCCCTACGATTGATCATGCCGCGTTCTCCGCTGTGGGAGTTGTACAGAGAGGTCCACTCCTCAAGAAACTGTCCCATGGGGGGTCTACCACGATAAACCGCTGAATTATTGGCGTAAGACCGGAATCCGGCTTGTTCCCACCATGCACCTGACTTGCACATGGCAATTTCACGGTCTCCCAGGTCACTGAGAGAAATCATGGCTGATCTACGCACACCACCAACAATTACTGCATTTGCGATAGCACAGCAGGTATCATGGCACTCTAATGCTGAAAGTTTACGTCCCTGTGCGTTATAGAAGACCTTGACCAAAAATTTAAATAAATTGTCTAGTGGAGCAGGACCAGAAGCCCGACCACCAAAAGTCTTGAGTCGTGCACCAGATGCTCTAATCTTTGACAAGTCCCATTTAGGATGCTTACCAGCATAGAGATCATTGAACAATGTTTTAATTGCATCGCCCCAACCTTCCTTTGAATCTTCAACAACGATTACCTTATCAAAATTCTTTACAATCTTGTTAGCAACAGTTGGAAGTTTATCGGTGTATTGACGCTCTACAGAATACCCCGTACCTGTTCCATTCATAAGAATGACAAACAGTTCTGCAAATGATTCGATAGAATCAATTGGAAGATATGAGCAATTATACAAACACGTATTATCGTGATCAAGAGCAACACCTGCAGTCATCAAACTTCTCATGGAAGGAAGAACTTCAAGATTTAAAATTGCTTCTTTGACATCAGGTCTCTCGGCTAAAGTAGGAACCTTATCGGTGAAATAATTCCACCAACGGTCTACACACTCATCCCAACTCTCGCGGCGATTCTGTGAAGGAAGCCAACGAGAATAACGGGAAATAAAAATAAAAGATTGAAACGGTGATAAAGCATCTGCCATAAAATTAACTCCTAATGGGTTTCTTATTTAGTTGTGAGAGTATGCCACGAAACTGGGAAAAGTGGAGCAATTAATTTGTCAATTGCTTTAGCAAATTCTTGCACTTCCCATTGGGCATGTGTGTCAATACGAAGATTATAAACTCTTGCAAATGCATAGAGTGAACCAGTCCATACGAATTCTGTGTATGTACCTTGTGGTAGAATAGATCTTGCTTGTTCTGGGGCAACACCTTGTGCTAATAAAATATTATAAAGATCTAAACATTCTTTTGCAACACCTTTATATTCATCCCGTAACTTAATACATGTATCAAGATCTTCAATTGCACCACTGCTACCTTGCTTGGCTCCATTTGTTGGAGCACTTCTCCAGAGAGGTACATAGATCTCTGGCTCAAAGGTAACATAACGGCGACTTACTTCATTCATGACAAGACCAACTTGATGTTTACCAAGTTGTGCACGAACAAAGATGGGGCACTTAATACGAACACTAATCTGCGGATGACAGAATGGTGTGAAGTGATTATGCTTTGCAAGATATGTAATTAACTTTACATCTTTCTCTAGTAGATACGGTTCAAATGGTTCTTCTTTACCGATACGTGGAGTATGGTTTTCCATTGTTCCATAGACACTTTGTTTATTAAATGAAACACGAGCAGCATCTACTACAGATAAATCGTTGCCCATGTGATCAATCAACTGTACATGACCATAGTCAAGTACCGAAATATTAGTCTGCTCCGGAAACATTTGTACTGTCTGTGTCATCTTCGTCTTCATCCTCATCTACAAGTTCAACTCTTACGCCATCAATCTTTGTAAAGTCCGCTGCATATTCTCGTGCACGACCCCATAGTTCGGGATCCATTTCTTTTATATATTCGCCAAAGCGTTGTACAAAAGTAATATACGCTTCACTGGCTTTTAAAATATCTTCTTCAGATAATTTGTCGTTTTCATCTTCCATTTAAACCTTCTTCCAGTAAGTATACTTTACTTTTGCTTTAAGTCCAGAATAAACATTGTTGATTATTAGTTTCATGGTCATTGATTCACCGAATGCCATCACCATATCATTAATATCTTTTTTATCAATTTCATTAGGCCAAATTACTACATTTCTTCCAGCCTCAATGTACTTTCCAATCAAGTGAACAATTTCTAAATTTCTTGGTTCATTATCAAATATAAACACAACCTTTGATTTGGAGATCTTCTTAGGAAGATCTTCTAACCAACCTGCACCCTGCATTGAAATTCCATTTGGAATAAACATGGAATCAATCGGACCTTCAGTCACATACACAGTATCTCTTGCGTCTACTTTATCTATGTTGTACCATAGACGCTCTTCGCCTTCACGCTTTAAGGTGATGTACCTTATCGCTTTCTCTTGCGCTTTTTCTTCGATAATCCTACCTTGGACACCAATAAGGCTCCCGCTCTCGTCATAGAACGGTATGACGAGCCTACCTTCCTTAGATCCTTCTCTATCGAAAGAAGACATGATTCTACTGAAATCACTGCAGTAATAAAAATTGCAATACTTTTCTTTTGGAATTTCTCTAGATTGAACATATTTTACCGCCGGATGATCTGCATTGAGTAAGTCAAGCCTTGTTCCGAGATCACTGAACACTGGCTGTTTCTTTTCTGTCTTCGTTGTAACCAACGGTTTTGGATTTTTGTCTTTGAAGTTTTCAAATGCATATTCTTTGCAGAGTGATGGGCTGATACTTTCAAGTACAGAATATAAACTACAAGCAATACCGCAGTTGTGACATTTATAAACATAATTTCCTTTGTTTTCAAAAAAGAATCCTCTCGTCTTCGTCTTGTTTTTGAGTGAGTCTCCACACTTAAAACAACGACACGTAGCAAGATTCTCTTTCTTCCACTTAAACTTCTCAAGTGAGCCAGACAACATATTCACATATTTCTTATCAATATATATACTCATTTTGCAGCGTCTTCAAATGTCCAGTTTACTGCCTTATTCTTTTTCTTACCAAAATTAGAATCAAATGCTAATGGATCAGAACCTGATCCGAATCCTTCTTCATTTGTATTATTTGCATTGACAAGATTATTATTTGAATTTTCTACATCATAGAACTTCATTTTGGATTTATTCACACCAATAAGAAATTTACGATTCTTAGTTGTATCATTACCACGGTTCTTTAACTGCTTCACCATGAGTTGACCATTCTGTGCTAACTCTTCAGTCTCAATGAGTGCAATGAAGAAGTCTGTAGTTTGTGGTAGACCAAAACTTTCAGATGTATCTGTCATCTCCATGTCACTACTCTTTGCACCTTCACGGTTTACTTGAGTAGCAGACCACAATGGTACATTGAACTGTTTGGCAAGACCACGTAGTTCTTCTGCAATACCCTTGACATAGGTGTAACTGTTCATACCATTGCCCATCTTGAATCTTGCACATGAGCAGATGTTTAGATAATCAACAATGATAATGTCCGGCTTAAACTTCTTCTTAATCTTCAGTTCTTCCATAAGATTACGGAAGTGAGTCACATTGGCTGCAGCAGTAGGATATTCTTTAATAATAAGTTTACCACGGCAAGTCTTCTTGAGATTGTTTACCTTGTTCTCATACATCGCAAGAGGCATCTTCTCAAGAACATGAATATCTGTATCTAAAAGATTGGCATCAATACGTTTAGCAATTTCTTCTTCAGACATTTCAAGTGT